CATCTACATCTTCCGGTATATCTCTTCCCATAAATGTAAACACTTCAACAGTATTGTTTTCTCCCACAATTCGTCCTACTCTTGGTTCTATATAAAACTGTCTTACAAGTCTTAATTTCAATGTTTCAACCTTTTCTAAAGCTTTTTCATAACTTTGAGCAGTAACAGTAAGCCTTGTATCATCCTGCTCTTGCAGGTATGCTATTGCAATACCAGACCTTAAACCTGCTGGAATTTGTGCATGTGATACTTCATGCTGACCTGAAACATCATAAAATTCACTTCTTATTTGGTCGAATTCTTTCCAGAAGGTAGCTGGGACATCAATTCCCCTAATTGGCTCTGGTCTTAAACCTGCAATAGGAACATATTCTATATTTTCACCCGGAGCAGAAGTAATTTGTGCCTCCAGCGACCCTTTAGGTACAAGCCATTTAGGTTTTGACATTAAATTTCTTATTTCAATTGCCTGTGAACGTGCCTTGTTATAGTTCATTTGAGGTTTTATAAGGTCTGTTACTACCGAATCACCCCAAAATCTGCCCGGAACTGGTATATGAGGGAAAGCTGCAAAAGGAAGTATGCCTTGTTCATAAGGATTGTCACCGGCAAAAAGTACTTTGTCTTTTACATAAACAACATATCTGCCTTTTGGATATTTGCTTGTTGGTCTTTGCCAAAATTCTTTTACAACAACACCTTTTCTAATATTTTGGCTGGTATTATCTGTTAATAAAAACATTTTGCCTTCAAGATATTGATTTACATTTATTGCCTCTGGCTCAACTTCTACACCATATTTTTCAGCCACATACTCAGCCGAACGGATTTTTACATGAAAACACCAATTCATTTCATCAATTGTTGTAGCATATGGGTCTGGATAAAATTCAAAAGGTGAGACAGCACTCAAAACCACCTCACCTAATCGTGTACCTTCATCATCTATGACTTCTCCGGCTGTTGGGTCATAATAAACTTTAAAAATACCTGTACCAGTAACAAGAGCCCATAAAAGAACTTGTTTTCTTATCTCATCCGTATTGGTTTTATCCCATAAATACTGCCTAATTTTTTCTGCTCCCTTAGCTTGGTTTACCCTATCTGGTTCATTACCAGTAGGTTGCACACCTATAATTGGCTTTTGTTTCATCAATTTCGCTAATTCAGTCCTGACAATAGGTCTTATAAAATTTACTGTCGTCAGTACTCTCCATTCTGGAACTATGGGTCTTTCTAAACTTTTAGTTACAGGATTCCATATAACCCACTGTTCTCCTAAGTAAAATGACAAATTAATAAGCCACTGTTTTTCAAGTGGCATTCTTGCGTTTTCTGCTTCCAATAATTTTTCGTCTAAATCCTGAATAAGCTGTTTGTCTTTTATTTTGTTTTTTATTTCATCAAAAGATATAACCATATTAATTCACCACACTTTACAGGTTATAAAGCCTTGCGTCTAAATCTTCATAAACAGCATTTTCTTGCATTTTTTTAGAATTTTCATCAACATTTTGAAGTGTTTTATACTCAACATAATCTTTAGCCATAATCCTGTCTAAGAGCATTTGCCTTTCTATAAACCACTGTCTTTTTTCTCTTTGCATTTCCATAAACCAATAAAAATTAAACGCCAAAACTATTATGACAAACAAATATTCCATCATTTCTCACCCTCCAATTCTTCTAAAAGCGATTCGATAGCATAATCAACATCCATCGGGACGATTTCACCATTTGGTTTAAACACTTTTGGTGCATAACTTAAAGCTTTTTTACCTTCTTCTGTTTGAAAATAGTTATAAAGCTCATTTTTTATTGCTTCTTTGGTTGTTTTACTCATTTTTTTACCTTTCTGAAAACCATGTTTTTTAGCTATTTTGAATAAATCATCTCTCGTCATCATAAAAAAATCACCTCTTTTTTGAGGTAAAATCTTGTTTATTCTCTAATTTAGGTCCTTCTAAAAAATTTTTGTTGTAAACTTCAGCTATTTCTTTGGCACAGTCCAAACATAAATAATCAACAGGACTTACGTCTATATAACCTCCTGTTTTAACTTGTCCACAAACTATACACGCACCTAACATATCAGTTTTTACAAGTTTCATATAAAGACCTCCTTAAAACCAACCACTTTCTTTTGGCTTTCTTGCATTAAATGCCCGCTCAATAGCAATTTCAAATATTGATTTTTTCTTTTCGCTTTTAGCATGAGGCACAAACATTTCAAGAGCAGCATAAGCAGCAGCATCCACTTGGTCGTCATGTGCTCCATTTGGGAACATCAAAAGCTCATTTTCAAAATCATTAAGCCATTCAGCACCTGATAAATGATATACCTTGCCATTTTCATACCTTGCTGCCAATGGCTGTGCTCTTGCCCATTTGTCTTTATCTGGCTCTAATTCTCTGATTGGTATTCCTTTACGTAAAACCATTTGTATAAGCGCTGTTTGATATGCAACTTTTTCTATTCCGACATATGCAGGTTTCCATTTGTAATAGTTATTAACAATTAAATCTACTTGGTCAGGTCCTTCTATTCTGGTTCTGATGTTATCTAAAAGCAATAAATCCGATTCAGGTGTGACTGCCCATGTCTGCAAAACAAAATAATCGGCAGTTTCCTTTGTACTTATTGCAGGGTCGCATACTTGGAATATCCAGCAGTGATTTTTATGTATATATCTATTTCCATCAAGTACATAGTAATCATTCTCTATTGTAAAGTGCTTAAAATACTGCTTCTTAAATAAACCTCCTTCAGCAGGTTGAGGTCTTTGTTGATATAAAGCTGTAAACATGTGATTTCCTAAAGCAGCTTTAATGCTTTCAATCTCTTCAAGTGAAAATCTTTCAGGCCACAGAGGTTCTCCAACTTTGCGACCTAATATGTCATTCTCTTCTGCCAATGCAGGAAGAGAAATAACATCCCATTTTTCACCATCTTCTTCAGCTTGTTTCAAAAGCCTACCAGCCAAATCATCTTCATGCCATCTTGTCATAACAAGTACTATTGCACCATTTGGAGCAAGCCTTGTTCTTAATGTTGACCTATACCAGTCCCATATTTTTTCTCTAATAATGTCACTTTGTGCTTCTTCCCAGTTCTTGACTGGGTCGTCTATAATAGCCACATGAGCACCTCTACCAGTAATAGGACCACCAACACCAGCAGCAGTTAAACCACCTCTATGGTCTTGTAAACCCCATCTTTCAACAGAACTTAAAGTTTTTGATATTTCAACGCCAAATATTTTTGGTCCCCATTCTTTAAACGTGTCTCTTGCAATTCTTGAAAAATCAAATGCCAATTCTGCTGAATATGAAGATATAATTATCTCTTTATCTGGATTTCTACCTAAAAACCATACTGGAAACTTTTTTGACACAACCTCAGAATTATGTGTTGGTATCATACCTTCACCAACAAGGAATAAATGAGATGGATGTTCAACTTCTATACATATAGTATCTGCGTAACCTGCTGGTTCAATATTAATGTAATTACCGGGCGATTTTGTCGCATTTCTACAGTACTTACGCTTTCTTGGCAGTGATGCAGCTTCAGAAAAATAAAATATAACCCTCCACTTATCTCCACATATTTTGCCGTATAAAGTTGCTGTTCCTTTAAGAATTGAACATTTAACTCCAAGAGAGCGTACTAACTCAGCTACATCTTTTGCTAAACGTTCATTAGTAGTACTAAATTCTACACATCCATTAGGTGCTACATAGCCATCAGTATCAATAAGTCCTTGAAGTAAAGCAATCCGTTGTTCCCTCGATGCACGCAGATATTGTGGTGGAATGTGTTTATTATCAAGTAAATTATTTTCTCTTAAAAGAGTTTGCAAACCAAGTATACCAGTATTTTTTTTATCTTTATGTGGTCTGGTAATAAAACCTTCTTCTCTAATTCTTGATAAAATATGTTCTTTATCTTCTTCACTTTGCGTAATAAAACCCATTGAACTTCTACCATCACCCAACCAAACCCCAAGTGTGTAAGGTGGTATAGGTAAATCACGTTCCGGCAATTCTAAGCCAGAATGCATTGGTATCATTGGCGCACGGAATTCTCTCATACGCTTTTGTCTTTCATATAAAAATTGTGTTTCACGAATGCTAAATACTTTACGTTTTCTGTCAAGTCTTACATACCATTCATGCGCAGCATCAGCAATTACACTTGTACCTGTGTCAGTAGTAATTTTATATACAGGGCGATTTTTCCATATAGGAGATACGCCTACTACTCTCGTAATTGTACCATCTATAGCAAACACTGCATCGCCCGGTTTTAAATCCTTTATTAATTTCCAACCATCAGGAGTAGGTACAGGTGTATCTAATGCTAATGCCTTACCAAATCTTGGTGGCATAAACACCATTAACCTTTTTAATTCTCCTCTTTCTACTGCTTCAAGCTTATCACACAGCAACTCTAAATGTTTTGCAGGCTGCCATTTACCACGACTTTCAAACTCAAGAAAAAACGACAAGTTTTCTCTCGCACTAAGTAGCATTATCTCTTGTAATTGTTTTTCTGAAAATTTCTCTAATTGCTTTTCTAACTTCAGGGTCTTTGAGCGCTTCTTTGTCGATTTCATATTTATCACCTATATTTGTAATATTAACAAGCGCCTTATTATCTGGCGGTTTAACGCCAATTCTATCTAAAATTTCTCTTATTGCTTGCATTGCTACCCACACATTTTTATCGTTCATCAACTGTACAAGCTTATGCGCAGCTTCTTCAGCATGAGCAATTAAAATTTTTTTAGACTCATTTAAGGCTTTTTCATGTAATTCCTGAACCATATTCTGAAATTCAGGCTTTTCTTTCCAGTATGCTATTGTTCTCAAAGTTACTCCAACTGCTTCAGCTGTTTCCTGCATTGTTTTACCAGCAGCAAGCATTTCAGCAGCTTTTAGATGTCTATCCGTGATTTTCAACTACATCACCACCTTGTCTAAACACTCCGTCCCCACCCTCGTTCACTATACATTTTGGAGTGTGACCCCTCCTGCAAAAGCAGGCAAAACCTTTTTAATCATATCGAAACATGAAAATCCTTTCTTGTACCATCAAGTCTTATTCTTGGACATCCAGTTTTAGAAGGCGGAAGCATCTTCTCTTCTGCGTAGCCACCCCATTCTATAAAAGACGCACTACTCACATAAAGTCTCTTAACCTTGTCAATCCTTTTATGCCTAACATCAGGGACAAGATAGTAATCTGCAAAACTTTGCATATGGTGTATGTGCCCTGTTATATAAATGTCTGCCAAAACAATTTCACTTGCCCTTTTAAGCATATTAGCTTTTGCACCTGCTGTCCTTCCTGCACCAGTCCCATGAGTACAATAAACTGTGTAATTTACTCTGCCATTGTTTTTGTAATTCCCAAGTTTTATATTTAAAAAAAGACCTTCTCTATCATAATCGCATTCTAAAAGCATAGAGAGGTCTTCAGATATATCATTTCCACTTTCTCTCCAAATTCTTTTTTCATGATTTCCGCTAACCATTCCTAAAATCCTATTTTTTATCGGCTTTAATAAATTAAAGGCATATTTCTTAGCCTGCTGTGGATTTTTTAATTCGCTGTAAACATCACTTATCGAATTTTTGGTAGCACAATTTAAAATGTCACCAAGCAGTATAACAAAAGCATTTTCCTGCTCTTTTACCCAATCTCTTAATTTAATAAATTTTTCTTCGTTAAAATACACATCGCCTATATGCAAATCAGAGATTGGAATTATGTACGCAAAATCTCTATTGCCTAAATCCTTCTCTATATATCGCAAAAATACACCTTCTTTCAGGTGAAAAATGTGTTTTAACCTGTAAATTGGTTAAAAAATAAAAGCAGGACAGTTTTTTGTTGTTTCTGGAGGCAGAAACGCCCTGCGCCAAAAACTGCACTTAATTCTTTTTATACCCAATATCATAATATCATAAAAAATGCCTAAAAAAGTCCCGTATTTTTTAAAATTTCGCGTCATATTATGATGACGCAAAAATGACGTAAAATTACTTGACTTACACAGTAATAAAAAAACACATCTTTTAAAAGCAAAACGATATAAGAACTACATAAAAAAACACATTAAAACGACACAAAAACGACACCTTTAAGCCTTGAGAATACTGGCTTTGCGGGTTTTTGAACGACACTGAAACGACACAAAAACGACACTGAAAGCATCAAAAAAACGACGCTTCAAAGCCTTGATACAACTGCATTTGCGGGATTTCGAACGACACAAAAACGACGCACCAACCATCAAAAAAACACACAA